AACTGTTAAGTCGGCTGCAGAGCCTTGTATATTTTCTGAATTTCTTCCGATTGTTAAATTATTTGTATCGAATGTTCCTGCGTAATCTACGAATGATACTTCATCACCAATTGTTGGAGTTGCAGGTAGTGTCATTGTAAATGCACCACCGTTTGTATTTACAAAATATCCTTCACCAGCAACAGCTGTGAATGTAGTTGTTTTAACTGCTTGCCAATCTGTTCCAGCAGCAATTGTAACTGAAGAACCTAATGTTGCAGCAACACCATTTATAGTTATAGATTTATTTGCAAGTTTTTCATTTGTAATATTTGCGTTTGAAACTTTTACAGTTGTAACTGCATCGGTTGCAAGTTTAGCTGCAGTGATTGTTCCATCTGCAGGAGTTGTTGGAACTTCAATTACATCTGTTCCATTTGAATATAAAATTTTATAACCTTTATCCGTTGCTGCAAAAGAAACACCTGAACCAGAAGACGTTTTAAATGTTACAGTAAATGCTCCTGATGTATTGTTATAAATGTAATAAGTTTTTTCAACACTGTCTGGTATAGTAACATTTACGTTTGTAGTAATTGTTCCAGTTAATTCGATAACTGCATTTTTACCATTTGATAATGCACCGTTTGTATAAGTTAAAGATGCACCTGTTGTTGCATTAAGAGCAACAGATGAATAACCACCAATTGCTTGTTCTAAAATAAGTAAGTTTGTGTTTGTAATCTGACCCCAAGTTCCTGAGTTTTCTCCAGTTGCTTGTACGGTAAGTTTTAAACTTGCTGATGTAGAATTTGCCATATTTTTAAATCCTTAAATTAATTCATATTATTAAATTTATGCAGCAGTGTCAACTTCTGTCCACGTTGAAGTAGAGCCTTCGTCAACCTCTGTCCAAGTTGCAGTTGAGCCTGTATTTACTTGGTTCCAGCCAATAGTATTAAGTGTTCCTTCTGCTATTGTCAAGCTAATTCCAGTAGGAATTACAGTAGCATTTCCAATAACTGTAACACTGTCCTCCTGAATGGTCATTTCTTGACCAGTAACTTCTGCTATAGATACTGCATCAACGGTACCTAAATTAGCTGTAAATGCTATACCTGTAAGAGTTACATTTGCATCACCAATAACTGTTGCAGAATCTTCCTGCATAGTCATTTCTTCTCCAGTAGGAGAAACTATTGTATTAGCATCTAGGGTAGCTGTACCATCTTCGATAGTCAATGCTTCGCCAGTAATAGATACTTCTACATCTGTAAATGCTGTAACTGAATTTAGATTAGTTGTAAGTTCTTCTGGCTGTGAAACAATTGGACCAACTGCAATTTCAATAGAAACATTTGCAAGATTAATTTCAATTTCACTTTCTGGACCAGCATTTACAAAAATATTACCACCTGCTTGAATATCAACAGTTCCTAAATTTGATGATAAACCAAATCCTTGAAGTTTTAATAATTCAGCGTCACCTAAATTAGTAGATAATAACTGACCAGTAACATCTACTCCAACATCTGTTGTAATAGATTCATCGCCTTGATTTAAATTTAATGGTTGTCCTATAACATCTACTCCAACATCAGTTGAAATAGTTAAAGAACCTAAATTTGAAGATAAAGAAATTCCTGATAATTGAACAGAGTATGCATCACCCCAAACACCGTTACCCCATTCAAGTCTTCCCCAACCTGCATTAATTTCAGCAGTAACAGTTACACTTCCTATGGATGCAGAAAGATTATCATCAGTTCCACCATAATTACCTTCGCCATATGCACCTTCACCCCAAGTTAAATCATTAGGGTTCGTTACATTTACATCGGCGTTAGCATTATCACCAAACTGATTTTGTCCCCAGTAGCCTGTGCCCCAAGTACCTGATGCCATAGGAATTACCTCCTATGATTAACCAGAGATTCTTAAGATCGCTGCTGTTGATGTTGGCGCTGGAAATTGAATTGTGAACGTACCAGAAGTTGCAGTTTTATCTCCACCAAAATCTAAAACAGCAACCGCTGCATTAGTTACAGTAGCAGATGTATTATAAATTAATGCACCTCTAGCAGTTAAAGTCACACCAGTGAATGATAAGTTTGCAAAATCAACTCTAGCTACACCTGCAGTTATAGAAGTACCATTATTAACTAACGCTCCGCCACCTGAAGTGTATTGACCAGAATCACCTACTTGACCAGTAGTTGTAAAGGAAGTTGTAGCAGAAGTTAAAGTTGCACCTGCGGTATAAAGAGCTAATTTAAAATTATCGCCACCAGTCTGCTTAAAATTATGCTCACCTTCCAATAATTCTTTTTTGAAAGAATTTGCAATCGCTTGTGTTATAGCCATAGTTTATCTCCTTATTTACCTCCGACTCGAGGAACACCTGATTGATATTCATCTCGTCTTCTTCTTCCCATTTGTTCAATTGAGAAGCCTTCAACTACTTGTTTATACTTTCCTTCGTATAATTGCAAGAGATCATTTGGCCCCTTTAAAAAAGAAAATGCTTCTACTAAGCATGCATATAGAAGCCCGTTGGGAAAATTCTGACTTAAATATGTAGTCGTATTACTACTCGATAAACCCTCATCTTTCAAGATATAATTTAACTGAATTTCATAGGTAGAGTCTGGTGTGGGTGCTATTACTATAGTGTCTTTATCCCACATACTGTAGTATTTAGGCTCTCCAGTCACACCGGTTGAATTATATTCTGACATAAAACTTGTGTCTCTATATTCTAAAAAATTTCTAGTAGACCCTGATCCACCATTTACAATCTGAGCTGATCTCACAACTAATAATCCTGATGGTGTATTTATAAATCTTTGAGAAGTAATTAAATTAGCTGTTGCATATCTTCTATTATTATCAGAATCTACATCTCTTAAAATTCTAAATTCTGCATCAGAAATAAATCCATCTACAATAGTAGATGTTAATACATTTGAATCTACTTCTGTATAGTCTCTAATTTTTTGTACTAATTCTGAATATGTCATATTAAGCTGATAACGTTACTGGTCCTGAAGTACAGTTATCTCCTCCTCCGTATACATCACCTGAAGTAGCAGTACTGCTACTTACAAAATAATAATAATTAGTTGTATCTGTTATATTACCACTTGAATCTATTTTGCCAAGTATAATACTAAATCCTGATGCATTATCTATATCAGTTACATTATCAAATGTAGGTATATTTCCAAAACCAGTTGCATTACTTGGTCCTCTAAATCTAACTGTACTACCAGCTGATCGGCCATGAAAAGGTTCATAAACATTTACATAAGTATTGCCAGCATACTTAATTGTTTCAAAAGGATTTGGATTTAATAAAATTAAAACTGCTGGTTCTGTTCTATCTGGTCTTGCAAATTGTAATCCTTGTGGATCTGCAACAGCAGGTTTTGGTTCTAATTGTGGTTGCTTAGGTTCAAATTCTGAAACATGGACTCTTGCACCATTCCATTCAACAACCATTTCTTTATATGGAAAAGCCATTCCACTTCTGTCCGAAATAAATTGTGCATATTTTCCATTTGATTTAGACATTTGGATAATAAGTTTTTGGGGTTATAAAAGAACTAGATGAAGAACCATCTTCTTCTAATGCTCTTTTAAGTTCATCTTCATAAAGTAATTTCATTTGTTGAACAAGTTCTGGTTTAAATTTTTGTGATAAGTAATATGCAAGTCCTGCTACCATACAAGGTACAAATCTATATGGTACATCTGCTTCATTCGTGTAGGCTCCGGCATCTTGGATTCTACTTACATAATAATAATTAATAAAATTTCCTGCTTCAGTAGAGCCAGGTGTTAGATATAAAGTAATAGTTACTTTATCTATAAATCTTTGTACAAAATATTGTGTAGGAGTTCCTTGTTGTGTTTTAGAAGATAGACCTTGATATTCTGATCTATTAATTTTTGTTAATGAAAAATCTACATTAGAAGAATTTCTATAACTTGCTTCTAATATATCATCAACACCATAAACTGCTGTTGCATCTGAAGTGCCATCAGCTGTTGATCTATACATTGTATATTCTGCTTGACCGGCAACTAATGTAATAGAATTATTTTTTACTTCCCAATAATGCAAACCTCTATTAGCCCATTCTTGAAACATTATGTTTAAAGAACGCCTTGCAGTTTTTATATCATTACCAGAATAATCAAATCGACCTACACGTTCGTAAGCTTCAGTAATTATATCATCAATATAAAAACTTGATTCAAAAGTTGTTGTTCCAGAAGTTGCCATCTAGACTCCTATTTATCAATCAATACAGTTGCTTTCGCACTTGTGATTGCACTACAAGTCATTCCACCTTTAAACAGAATTCCATCTTCAGGAAGATTAAATGAAAACACATCTCCTGGAGGAACATCTGCAGTGAATTGAGTACCATCAATATCTTGTAAAGTTACAGATCCTGTAGCTGTTGTGGTATTTGCAGAAAGAATAATTCCTCTTAATCTTGTTCTACCAGCAAAAACTTGAGCCGCTCCTGTAATCTGTACCGCTTTTACATCACCTTTAGCTGCCATATTTTTCTCCTTAAAATTTATTTAAAGGAGCCCCGAAGGGCTCCATAATTAATTAGCTTGATGTAACGTCAGTTCCAGTAATAACTTGTTTCCAAGTAGTACCGTCAGAAAATGCATAAGTTGCAGCTCCTGTATAACCGTTCGCAACAAAAACCATTACACCTAAATTACTTACAGCACTTAAAGTTTCGCCAGCTCTTGAGCCAGTAGCGATTGTAAGTGTTGAAGTATCTTGAACAGTCCAAGCAACGCCACCACCTTGTGCGGTATCAGGTGCAGTAGAGTTTGAATTTGCTCCACCAATGAAACCGTTAAGTGCAACGACTGGTCCTGTAAATGTAGTTTGTGCCATAGTATCCTCCTAGTTAATTCCACATAGTCTCTAGGCCGTCGACTATACGCGTCTATGTAGAATATAATTTATGTATAGTAAATAATTTATATATGAAATTATATAAAAGTGCAAGGGATCCCTATAGTAAAAGAGTCTTTTACAGCGATGTATTAGTCCTAATTAACCAGCGTAGAGATGAATTTCACCATCTAACGGATTAGTTCGGACTTGCTCTTCCTGTTGTCTGATGATTGATCTAATTACTGTTTTGATCTCATCACCAATAACAGACATTTCAGCGGTAATTTGTCCTTTGTTTTCAAGAAACAACTCGTTCCATCTAGATTCGAGTTTCAGTTTCTTCGCGAAC